CTGCGCAAGGGGGGGGGGGGGGATAACGCCGCGCTTGATCGCACCCTGTATGCCTTGCGTCCCTGTCTTTGCTCCACGCGGCGCGGCTTCATGGCAGGGCGACCCATTTTTGCATTTAGGCTTGGGCTTCCATGCCGAGCAGTTTGTCCATATATCCGTAGGCTTCATCCGGTTATCGCCATACTGACAATAGGTTATAGTGTGCTGAAATTTTTCGAGGCGTATAACCTTTCGCATTACGCCGCGAGGGTTTTCTATCCACCAAATTTTAGGCTTCAAAGACAGTATTATGCCTTTTGTTTTTGCCATTAAGCGCAAGCCAATGACTGCCTCTTTGGTTTTGGGAATATACGCCCGCTTGCCACCGCCCCAATAATGGCCCAAAGACGCGACGCTGAATGTTGTGCATGGCGGGGAAGCCCATACCATATCGGGGAGCCACGGCAACATAGCTTTATTGAATTTAAGAATATCCACGCACAAATCAGGCTCAAAGCGTTTATCAATATCCACCGAAAAGACTTCATGCCCCTGCGCCCTTGCCTCTTTGCCTATGCTTTTTGTGCCGCAAAACAATTCGAGTATTTTCATATACTTGCCTCTGTTAGAATAATTTACTCTGCAAATTCTCCGCCGCGATCCGTTCCTGCGCTATGCGGCAGTATTTTTCCTCGCGCTCGCAGGCCACCCAAAACCGCCCCGTCCGTTCACAAGCGAGGGGAGTAGTTCCCGCGCCGCAGTAGGGATCGACGATTATCTCTCCCGGCTCTGAATAGTTCCGCACGAGCCTCGCCACCAATTCGCTCGGCTTTTGCGTGGGGTGTTGCCGCTTGTCCGCGCTGTCTGAAATCAGCCCGTTAAACTGGAAAAATTCCTTTTTAACGCTCTTATGCGCCCCCCCCCTCGCAAATAACGGCGGTCGTGCCCGATCCAAGGACGGTCATATATGCGCCGTCCTCTGATATTCAATTTCGTTTTCACTGTCATAGCGTCCATGCGTCATATCCACATAGTCGCTATTGTGCGCGTCATAATCCGCCTGACACGATCCGCATTTAGCGCAATCACCGCCACCGGGGCAGGTGTATTCTTCTTTTTTCTCTGTGGTGTTTTCCGGGTTCATATACTTTACCGTCCTTGCCACCCTTCGCCGTGGCCGCGTCTAACTGATATTAATAGTATATCAGTCCGATATCACTCTGTCAAGGGCTATTTGGACGGTTAAAAAGATTTCCCTTGACAGCATAAAAAAAGCCTTTACAAGTCAAGGCCCGGCAGTAACGGGTCAGGCTCCGGCGGCGGCTTTGGCTCCCATAGCTTGCACCCGTCGTCGACCGTCAACGTGGGGACCTGTTTTACTTCCCCGTTTTTCTTTTCCGCCCACCACCCGCACCCGCAGGGGAACACAAGCCCGCCCACGCGGACAAAGCGGCAGGTCCAGCAGGATTTATTATTTTCCATATTAAAAAAGTTTCAACTGCGCCCGTTCCGCGTCTATGCGGGCCTGCGCTATCTCGCAGTATTTGGGTTCAAGTTCGCACCCCATCCATAGACGGCCATGTTTCTCCGCCGCTATCAAAGACGTCCCACTACCCGCGAAAGGGTCCAGTATCACCCCGCCCGCGTCGCTAAACGCCATACATAGCCGCCCGATCAGCCCTGCAGGCTTTTCCGTGGGATGAACCATGTCGGCAGGATTTACTTTTGAATGTGTCCATACCGACCCCTCGCGCTTTCCTCTTATTTTGCATTGTCCTTTATGCGCCACGAGGGCGACCTCGTAATCAGTTGAAAAACTATGCTCTAAATCCCCCATCCCCCCCCCCCCCGGTTTGTGCCAAATTAAGGCGTTTTTTATGTCAAAGAGTTCGGCCAGTTGCGTATACTCCTCGTGGTAGTTTTTCCACGAGCAGAACACCACCGCCGCGCAGTCAGGTTTCATAACGCGCTCAAACTCCTTAAAATATGTCCGGTGTTCCATTGTGGAGTCGTTGGCTATGCGGGCAAACTTCTCGGATCGTGTCCGCATATTGCTTTGATAGTCTATACCATACGGAGGGTCGGTCAGCACAAGGTCCACGCACTTATCAGGCAGTTTCCGCATGAATTCGAGGCAATCCCCTTGATGGATTTTGCCGATTAGATGGTTTATCATTTTTCCAGCCTCCTATCCTGTCCCGCGACCTCTATAATTCTGCATATCCCCGCCAGCCTTGAGGGTATGCGGTCGTCCTTTAACTGCGCCGCCAAAGCGTCGAGGGAAAGGTTAGACGTAACGATTAACCCCGTAGCCTTTGACTGGACCCGGCCCTCTATAATTTCATAAAGGACCGAGGCGGAATAGTCAGTAGTTTTCGCGGACCCCATGTCGTCTATGACTATATTTTTTCGCCGGATAATCTTGTTTATAAGGTCCTGTTCTTCCTGTGCGCTCCGCTTGCCAGCGTCCCGCGCTTTGCGGTTTATGGCCTGCGGCTTTAGGACTATGCCGCCCGGAAACTGGCGCACGAGCGCGGTCGCAAGGTGTGTCTTGCCAGTTCCCGCAGGGCCGTAAAGGTAAAGATTTTCAGCCGGGTATTTCTCGCAGGCCGCGATCAGGTCCTTGCGGTCATAGTTTGCAAGCGTGAATTTTTCAAAGGCCAGCAGGCCACCGAGGCGGGCAATATCGCGCTCGCGCTGTTCCGCTTCCTCTTTCTTTGCGGCCTCTGCGGCCTGTGCGCGTTCCATGCAGTCCGAGCAGCCCTGCCCGATCACAGTCCCGCCGCAGACTGAACAGACCGGCGCGGCCTCCGCCAGTTGTTCCATGCGCTTCGCTATATCCGAGGCCGGTGTAAGGCCGTTATTTGGTTTCCGATCTTCGTTGAACATCTCCGCCCCCCTTTGCCGCTTCCGCATATTTTCCGGGCTTTACTGCTGCGCCGCCGCCCTGCTGGCGATCTCCGTGGACCGGGAACAAGCCGAGCCATGACTTCATAACGCTTTGTTCAAGGACGGCGACCGGGTCCTCCCCGGCCAGCCGCAGGGCGTCAAGGCTCTTTATAGCGAGTTCCTTTGCCCTGTCGGTCATGGGTTTACGCATTTTGGCCCGCATTTCAACGTAATGGCCCCACGGCGCGGGCGGGAGCCATGCGGGCAGGGAAAAACCCACCTTGCGGGCCGTGGCGGGCTTCCCGGCCGGTTCTGTGGCCCTGCCGGTGTCCTGCGCGGCCGCCGGCGGGCCGTCCTGCGGCTTTTGGGCCGGTTCAGGCGGTATTATGGCCCCGAGGTCCACATGGGCGCAGTCTTTGGTCAGTTTCAGGCCGTTGCGGGCAAGGCTGGCAAACGCGGACTTGTGCGCGTTGCAATCCTTTGAAAGCGCACCGTATTGAAAGCTGATAAACCCGGTTACAAGCCAGCGTTCAGCGTCCAATATGGCGACCCTATGCTTTCCAGCGTTGAATAGGACCGCCGCCTTTTCCGCGTCGATCTTCCCGCCTATGTAGAAAGAGGCCGCGCCCGCGTCCAGCTTGTAAACCCCGGCGGGATCGCACTCGTCGCAGATATACCGCCAAAAGTTTTTATATTCTCCCGGCAATTCACGAAACCACCTATCGCCCCAAATCTCGCAATCGGTAAAGCGTTTTTTCATTGGTTGAAACTCCCTTTTTGTTGACTTTTTGTTTCACGCCTAAAAGGCCCGCAGGACCTTTTGGAAATAATACCATATATTAAATTTAATATCAATTCCTTAATTTAAGGCCCAAATAATCCAGCCTTTCTTTAAGGATGGCGAGGCTTTTAATTCCAAAGCATCTTATCGCCATGAGTTCCGCCTCGCTCATTGAAACCACGTCGCGTATTGTTTTTTTGCCTGTGCAGATAAAACAATTACGGACCCGTTCCGGCAGGTCAACATATTGCAAAGGCAGGTCCAATTTAACGGCTATCGGTTCTTCCGTGATCGGCAATACCGGCTTTGGATTCAGGATAAAATCATATTTACCCATTTCCTTAAAGCGGTTAATTTGCAAGAGAACGCCGCGCAAGCCTTTCTCGTAAATCTGCCTGATTCGTTCCGGTGTTACTCCTAATTTACGGGCGGCTTCCGCCTGCGTTAATCGCTTCCGTAAACGGTAGAATAATACGCGCTGACAACGGTCAGTCGCAATCATCCATTTAATGCTATCCCATTGGTAATCCGTGGCCCGCTTTAGAATCTCCGCGAGTTCATGTTTTTGCATTTATCCTCCATTTATCCGCCATTTATCAGGATTTATCAGAAATGTTTTACTGCGCCTCCTGTGAATCTTCCCATAACCGGCTTTCCTGCCGGTTGCGCCATACGCCCATAGCGGGGCTACGGCTACGCCCGAGATCGTATTCCTTGCGGGGCTTTCTATGCGGCCTTGCTTTCCATGCCGCAAGACATTCCTTTCCGCAAAATGTCTTATCCCGGTAATCTATCGGCGTGAGCATGGCCGATAATTTTTTACCACATTCAGGGCAATCCCATTCGCTCATTTCCGCGCCCCCTCGTAGACCGTGGGCGGGATAACCTTTATTATTTCCACCGGACGCCGCAGGCTCCAAAGCAAAAGCCCGAGAGTGAACGCCCAAAGCGTGATCGCGGCAAGGGCCGAAGTCCTCCAAAATGTAGCCTTTCCTTTATATGCCGTCCGCTGTATTCTCCGCGTAAGCATAGCCTCGCCCGCGCTGACGTTTCCACTTGCTGAATTTTCCATTTTGTTAATTCCTCCTGTTTCAGTTGTAAGCCGGGGTGATCCTGCCGTAGCCGTAGGCCCTTTCGGTACAGGCCACCGGCTTGATTATGGCGTAATCAATTCCCGTCTTTGGCCGGGTATCTTTCCGGCGTTCATCCCAATAGCCGCGCAGGCAATAACGCTCGCCAAAGCCTCCGCCCCGGTAATAGCGGCACGTTACAGGGCAGGGCGTCATTTGCGGGGTCATTGGTCCCCCTCCTGTATACGCTTGACGGCCTCCATGTGCGCCGCCGTATTTGGCGGGATAGGCCCGTCGTCCTCTATGGCCTCCCGGTCCCGCGCTTCGGTCTCCGCCTGCGCTTCCAGCCTGTCCCGGCGGCGTTCCTCGGCCTCATGCCGTAATACTACGCTGTTTTCACCGTTCCAGCGGCCGATCATGCGGCCCCCTGTTCTTCCACCGGGATCGGGGCCTCGTGCGTCCCTGTGTAAAAGCGGGCGTTCTTTGCGCCTACGAGTTCCGCCTTTGCTTTGGCCCATGCAAGGCTTTGAAAATACGGAGACGGCTCTTTGCATGTCGGCGTTGAGAAAAAGAACATTTGCGCGGCTGGCGCGGTCCCGGCCTGCGGCGCGAAATACTCCGCCACTTTCTGCCCGCGCTCGCTGATGTAATACGAAACGTCCACGCGTCCAGCCCGCCGCGCCCGGCGCAGATTGTGGCCTATGGTTTCGCAGGACAGGGTTATCGCGGGTCGCGCCGCTTTGATTCGATCCGGCGTCCACTTGCCACCGGACAGCACTACTTCCAGCACTTGAGCAAATTCGCCTTTCATGATTCGGCCTCCCATGTTATATTACATTTTACACGGCTTGGCGCGTCGCACATATCGGCCATTATAAACCTGCCGTCGCTAGTAAGACTAGCGAAAGCTGTTACGCTTTCATGGCGGGGGTGTTCTCTGCGTATTTCAGCGCATTTTTTTAATGCGATTCTTGCCTCGGCTCCGACATAGCCTGAAACGCTGGCTAATTTTCGTAAAGCGCAAAGGGCTACCTGTATTCGTTTTTGTGCTTTTGGTTTACTCATTTCGTGGCCTCCATATATTCGGTAATGCACAAGCGGGCCGCACCTGCGCCCGCGCAGATTATTGACTGATACCCACGCGCCAGCAAGGCCTCGCGGAAAATGACCTGCGGCTTGCTTACCTCCCCGCCTCTTGTGGCTTTCATTTCCACAAAGAGGCCATGAAAGCGGCCGCGTGGCTCAAATATCATAATATCAGGCGTCCCGGCTCTGTAACCCGTCCGGCTTAACCTGATCGCCACGCTCGGCGGTAATTTCATTCCATTGGGCGCAATCGTGAAAAGCGCGTCCGGGTATTTCTCCCGCAGGAACGCGACGACCGCCGCCTGCTCGTGTTCCTCTTTCAAAACCCCGTATTTTGTAAACGGGCATTTCTGTCGTCGTGGAAACATGATTACACCCTCCCCTGATATTTCATCATGCTTTGAATTCCGCTTAACCCGGCCTGCGTTGCCTCGAATATGCGCTCCGACATTTTGGCTTTGTGGCGTAGGTAAACCAATTCGAGGTAATCGCATTTTTTCTGATCGCCTATCGCTGACAGCATTTCTATCTTTTCAAGGGCGATCTTTTTTGCCTCCGGGTTAGCGTTCAGGTATTCAAGGGCTGTGCGCCGGACTTTGCGCTCAAGATCGGCCAATAGTTCGCCCAATGCCTCGCAGGCGTCTATTTGCTTTTGCAGTTTTTCCTCGTAGAACGCTACCTTTTCCGCAAAGTCCATTACATCGCCCATTATTCCCCCTCTGCGGCCACCGCGCCGCCATTGGCCGCGAGCCAGTCCTGATACTGATTACAAAGATGGCTGACTATGCAATATTCAGCGCACCTTATACGCCCGCCGACGCGGGTTTCAACGTGCATTTTGGGACCGACAAGGGCCTGCGCTTCCGCCAGCGTGGCGCAGTTCTTTGTTGACCGCTTGCCGCCGTCTTTCATAACGGCGTAAATCGTGGGGCGTTCCCATACGTCCTCGGCGGAACATTCCGGCAGTTTATCGTCCGGTAGGCTTGCCGCCGCCTTAAATAAGGCTACGCGCTCACGGACGTAATCAATAGTCTGCCCGTCGCCCCATACCGGGGCCTCTATGCTTACAAACGGAATCGGCGGAAATCCCGGCGTTGATTTTGCTTTTCCCGCGCTCCAATCGCGCAGGATAAGATTTATAGCCAGCTTTGATATTTTCGGAAATATATCAACGGCCAGCCAGCGCAGGATATTCAACTGCGCGACGTGTTCCTTTTTCCCGTCCTGATTATGGATAAACTGCCATACGGACGTGATTTTGTAATCCTCTATCATGGTTTCGTCCATAACGTCCATCTTGCCGGAGATAACAACGCCGTCGACGGTCTTTTCCAGCCGTTCCTCGACGATATTGTTTTTGGATTCTGCGCGTTCTAGCACCGCATGAACAGCGGAGCCGAGAAGCCGCCAAAGGCTGTCGCCCGCGTCCTCGGTAAGTTTCGCCCAATGCCTTTTTTTAAGAAAGTGAATCCGGGGCGGGTTTATCAGCGTCGTTACGCTCAATTTTTCGGAGCCTAACGACGGGCCGTCGTATGTGTCATTCACGATAGCGTTAAAAATTCCTTTAGGTAGATTGTGCTTATTTGTGATGTTCATTTTTTGCTGTCCTTGCCGGGGTATTTTATCCCGCCCCGGCGCGGTATTGTTTTATTACGCCTGCGCGTCCCCTGCCGTAGCCACTTCCAGCACCTTTATAATGCTGTCCGCAAAGGCGGGGTTTGCGTTCTCCGTGTATTCGAGGCTGACCTTTTCCCCGGCGTCCCTGCGGTCCAGTATGGCGTCGATCTGCTTTTGATCTTTGGTCGCCATCTTGCGCGGCTTGCCATCTGTCCGGGTTACGCCCTCAAGGGAAACGCTGACATACCCGCCCCGGTTCGGCTCCGTTACCTCCGTGATGAAGCCGGTCGCGGTCTTGACCACCTGCGCGGGCGCGGTCTTACTGGCCGCAGGCTTGGCGGCGGCGGACTTGCGCTCGGGTTCTTTCTTATCTGCGCCAGCGGCGGCGGGCTTGCCCGGCTCTGCCTGCGCTTCCTGCGTCTTTCCCGCGAGGTCCTCAAGGTCCTGCGTAAAGAAGTCCGATGCCCCGCTGGCGGTTATGGTCCCGTCGACGTAGGCGCGTTTTTTCGCCATCTTTAGCACCGTGTTATAGGTGTCGGCTATGTCAGGATTTTCGACCTTTTCCGTCTTGAGATAGCGGACCCATAACCATTGTCCGTCGACGTTTTTCATGCCGAGGCCCTGCGCCCGGTATTCCCGCTTTTTCTCTTTGGCGTCTTTGGGGATCGCCTCGCCGGTGTCCTCGTAATCTGAATCCTGCCGGTAACGGTATTTACTTTCCATCGTTGAACAGGACCCGACCCCGGTTGCCACTTCCTCGGCGTGGGCGTTCAGGATATGGCACTTTACAAATACTTCCCTGTGGCCGTTTGGCGAGTTTACGATTTTAAGATCGTTCTCGTCGCTCATTATTGCCCTGTGCCTGAACACAAGGTTTATTTTTTCCGCCCCGGCCTTGAACAAAGACGGCTTTTTTCCGCACCCCGGAATAACGCCATAGTGTTCGCCCTCTTTCATAACTGCCGTCATTACCTCTTGTATTAGCTGGACCTGACGGCTTACGTCTTTAGCGGTCAAGGACATGACGACCTCGCCGCTGTTGCGCGTAACTAGAGCGTTTTCGCTCATATACTGGCCTCCTGTTTTGGTTTCTATCGCACTACAAAGAAGCCGCCTTGCGCGGCCTCCATTTACTGACCTACTACTCTGAATCCGCAAGCGGCCCACCGTGTAAGCAGGGCCGATATATACACAAACGCCAAAAAGACAAGCGCGAAAACAAAGACGTTCTCGCGCCGTTCTCCGTCGGTAATAACTTGTTTATGTGATTCCATACTGAAATAATATCAAATGTGATATTAAATAGTCAAGGACTATTTTAGTCAAATAAATCCGGGTTCCTGTTTTCAGGTTTCAGCAGGTCCGGGGCTATGTAGGCCGCGAGGTCGTTCTTAACGTAAAACAGTTTATTGAGCGCGGACAGTTCTTTGATAGCGGCCTCGCCAAAAGCCCGCCAGTCCGTCCGGCTTTCCGCGTGGTTCAGTTTCCCCACCTTGTAGATGTCCACATACGGCGCGGTCATGCGGATTATCTCAAGGCTCTCCGTAGGGTCGAGGACGGGCTCAAGGCTCACAAAGGTCGTGATACCGGCTCCGTGCAGGGTTTCCAGCGCGGTCATGCGCTCATGAGGGGTCGCGGCCCCCGGCTCATCGTCTAGGCTCGCCACGAGGTTCGTGTGGGTCAGCGTGGCCCCCACCTTGACCTTTGCGAACGTCTTGAGAACGTCGAGGTCGTGCAGGCACCGGAGCCCGCCCTTGGTAAGGATAGCCGTGTTGACGCGATTCTTTGCCAGTATCATGAGCGCGGAGCGTGTAAACCCAAGGTCCCCCTCGCGTCTGCAATAGGGGTCACTCATAAACGAGAGGAGGACCTGCGGCCCGTCGCTGAACTTAGGCGCGTCCTTTTCGAGTTGAGCGAGGAGACCCGGACGCGGCTCGGGGCGCGTGGACTGTTTGGCGAAAGCCATAGACTTCACATAACAATAGGCGCAATCGTGGTCGCACCCGTTGTATATGTTCAGGGCGAGCGGAGAATACTCTCGCGCACGTCCGGCAGGCTCGTATATGGTTTTCATGGCCTTAAAACTCTATGCCAGGGAATTTGGCGAGTAGCATGGCGCGGGCCATTCTGCGCGGCTTGTGGCCTATGCGCCACGAGTTGATCGTGGAGAATGACAGGGAAAGGCCCTTGTCTTTGGCTATGTCCCTGAATTGCTCCGTCGTCATTTTCTTGCTTTTCAGCCACGCATTGAACGGCAGGGAAAGGTCAGTCTGCTTACTGTTCTTGACTATTGATTTTGTTTTCATATTGATTATAGTATCAAATCATACGGTTAAAAGCAATAGATAACGAGAATGTTTTTGTATCTCTGTATTAGTCCATATCTTGTAGGGTAGGGCCACCCTACCGCCATAGATGGCGCATGGGTCAGGCATGGGTCCAATTCTCATAGACAAAAAGCGAGCCGGACCCCGGTATATGAGCGAGGCCCGGCTATGCGTTGAAAGCCCGGTTTACGGCTGTTTGGGCGGGTCCTGCGGAGCGTTCTTGAGCATGGGGGCCAGCTTCCCGGCCAGCTTTTCCATGAATTCATCATCGGCCTTTGAGGGCGTCGCCTTGGCGATCACGCGGCCAGCCATGTAAACGGTCGTTATAACCGTAACGGCTCCCACGGCATAGGCCGGGGGAATGAAACCGCCGAAAGCCGAGTAAAGCGTTCCCACGATCCCGGCGGCTCCGAGCCAAAACTCCGAAGTTTTCCAGCCTGATTTTTTCTGTTCCATTTGTGCGATCTCCTTTTTTACCTGATTCCATCCACGCAAAGCCCGCCAGTAGTCTAAAAGTGAAGCCATAGCCGTAACCTCCTGATAGCCTCGCCAATATCACGCAAGGGGTTTACTGAAACCGGGACGCTGACAGATACGGAACACCCGCGCAGTAAAAACAGGTCCTTGCGTAATTCCGCGTTTACGTCGGTGAGGATATGCCGGTAATGTTTCATACGCGGGCCGTGTATTTCCCGTCGAGGAAGTCAAGGGCTTGGCATTTCTCCCCTGTGGATATATGAAGCCAGCAGGCGTCGCCGTGTTTCTCCCGTATGGCCTGACCAAATTTTAAGCCCGATTCTTTGGCTATCCAGTTGACCACGCCGTCGAGCGTTTCCCAATTCCAATCGGGGCGGCATAGGTCAGCGGCTTGGCCCTTACAATGCTGTGAGGTTCCCGAGCCTCCGACGCGCAGGTTTAGGGAGGGGCCACGGAAGCCGGACGACACCGTAATCGGGCCGTATTTTTCACGCAGGGGGTCAAGTATTGATTCCGCCAGCGCGATCATGTTCGGAATAAAACTGTTTGCCTCAATCTTGTTGCGCTGGCTTAAATCCGCGTGGACCGTGGTCGTCAATTCGTCAAAGGTGAAATACTTTGATAGGTTCATTTTGCCGCCTCCGTCCTCAATATTTTATGCAGGGCGTCATCCCGTAGTTTATGGGGCGCGTTTCCGTTCCGGTTCTCGGCGTACCATTTACCCCGTCGTCCGTGGGGCCTTGAGATTGTGAATTACCGCGATTCCCGCTTGTAACCGTGAATCTATCACCGGGCGAAAACGGGCCAGCGATGGAAAAAATATGTTCATGGCCTTGAAACGTGTCGCCTTGCTTTGTGCCGAGCGCGGCCGCGTTGCCCCCGGTCCCGCGCAGAAAGCGGCCCGTCATGTCCGGCAGGCGGAAATCTGAACCCGCCTCGCCCCCGGTGTTGTAAAGCGTTCCTATGGCCGCGAAAAGGTTTGCAAACGTGGTCCGGCTGACCGTAGAGCCATCGCAGGCCAGCCAGCCCGCAGGCGCGGAAGCCTGCGCGAAAAAGGCTACCATACCCACAAATGAGGGGGATTGTAGCGCGCCGGTGAACACCGGATCGGCCTTTGTGGCCTTTGTGTCCTCAAGCTGTTTTCCCATGCCCGCAGATAGGGCCGCGCTGGCCGAGGACGTTGTTAGATTGTTGACTACGGTTACCTCCGAGGCGTTGATAATGTCGCGCATATAACCGCATACGTCATTATCCTCGCGCTTGTCCGTTATCTTGGCTGACGTTACGGCGGACATGGCGGCGGTTACGGATATTTCAGCGAGGACGAGTTCGTAATAGCTGGCGTCGCGCACCGGCGGCGTCGCGCCTCCGCCGATCAGGCCCTTGACTACTTCGCAGTAGCCCGTCCGGTTTACAAGGTCAAGGCCTACGACGACCGTGTCTATGCGGTCTTGTAGGGCGTCTGCGGCCTCCACAATAAGCTCGGCCCCCGCGTCCATCCTGAACGTAACCCCGGCAAGATCGCCCGTTTTAAGCCACGCAAGGCCCGCGCTGACGTTCACGGCCATCGCGGCCGGGTCCTGCGCCGTTACCTGTAAGTTTCCGGCCGCATTGTAAACGCCCTGAATCCGGCTACCGAGGTATGACTGGAAATCGATAACGCCGTAGTTCTGTTCGCCAGCCAAAGGAAAGCATTTTATAGCCATGTGGTCCTCGCTCCTGATTTTAGCAAATTACCCGCCGCCTTTCATGCGCTTTATGGTTTCCGCCGCCTGCTTTACCCCCTCGGGGTTTTGCGCGGCGTGTTGAAAAAGGGCGTCCCATAATGCGGCCAGCGCGGCGGTTAGGCCGGTAAGCCATGCCACGCCCACGCCGCAGGAAAATTTATAATTGCCCTGCGCGGTTTCCATGTTTCCGACGCGGGTTCCGATGTTCGGGCTTTCATCCGTGGGCTCGGCCTTGTATTCAATGGCGAGTTTTATGTCGTCCGTGGAAGCCTTGATCGCCGCTATGCTGGCGGAATGGGACGCGCACCTGCCCGGCTGATTCGCCATATACTGCCGGACCTCGCCCATGAGAACGAGCATTTCGCGCTCAAAATCGCCCATGCTCCGCTTTTCTACGGGCTTGCCTGTGTTTGGGTCTATGGGTCTGCTGTCTGTCATAATTCCGTCCACGGCCCGCCGGGAATGGCCTGTATAACGTCCTGCCATGCTGTGCCGGGGTCAAAGAGCCTGCGGCCTATGGCGTTTATATAGCCCCTGCGGCCCTTGTGGTCTGTGAACACGGCGACCGCGTGTAATGCCCGCCGGGGACCGCGCAGGACCACCACCCGCGCCTCGTAGCCCGCGCACCTGTTAAGCGTGTCCCTTGCCACCGTGGCCGCGCATTTGCAGTCGCCCCATCCCCGCGCCATGCAGATCGCCGCGCTGTCCCATACCGGCCCCTGCTCCCGGTATTCAATGCGCTGGCCTATCCAATGGCTGATATTGTCCACGTCGCAGGCCGTATATTGCGCGAGGGCGTCCGGGGACAACATGGGAGCCGTCCCGCAGGCCACAAGGGCCGTAAAGGCCAAAATCAGGCCCGTCTTACCGCACATAGCGCACCACCACAAAGCCGTCGCCGCCTGCGGTTCCATAAGGGACGCCGCGAGTTTCGGCCCATGAGTTACCGCCGCCGCCTTTGCCGGACGGACCTGCGCCTGCCCGTTCTGTTCCCTGATAGCAGGAGCCTTGACAGCCGCCGGAGCCACCCGCCGCGTAATCCACGGTCGCGCCGGTAATATCGCTCGTGGTCCCTACGCCACCGGCCCCACCTGTTGCGGAATTAACATAGCCTCCACCCGCGCCGCCTGCGCCGCCGCCGCCGCCACCGGGGTAGTTGCCTCCGGGGAGAGTTTGCCCCGCGCCGCCATTGTTCCCGAGGCCCGTTGATGGATAGGGTCGGCTCGGCTGTAAAGCCGTTCCGGGCGAGGTTCCGTTGTACCCTGAACCTCCGCCGGACCCGCCGCTGTTGCCGTTTGCGCCGCCACCACCGCCAAAGCCGCCTCCGAGCGCGGTTATACTGCCGAAAACTGTGTCGCCGCCCTGTCCTCCATTTCCCCCAAAGCCTGTGCCCACGGCCCCGCCCGAGCCTATATCTACGGTGTAACAGCCGGGAGCCATTACGGTAGACGAAAGCATAACATAACCGCCAGCCGCGCCACCGCCACCGCCGCCGGTTCCCGCGCCACCGCCTGCGCCTATCACAAGGACGTCGGCGGTCATGGTCGAGCCTATGACGCAAAACTGGCCGTCGTTCTCAAACTTATGGACGCGGTAATTCAGGTAATCCACTACCACGCCACCGGACCCGGAGGCCGTAAACATAACCCCGGCTTTTGAGGCACGAGTAGACGCCCCGGCCACGCCCAAAGAATGAGCGCAAACCGGGAGCCAAAGCAGGAGGGAGAATATTGCGGTCTTCATGATTTAATACCCCTGTCCGCCGGTAAACCCGAAATACCGGCCCCCGCGTTTAACGAAAGTGAAAATATCCGTCTTGGCCGTGGTCGTTGAAAGCGCAGGCGTAGCCCCTCCCGGCCATATCGTCCCCGTCGGCCATGATATAGTTTTGGAGTTGGAGGACTGATACACAAAGAACGTCATGGACTGCCCGTCGTTGGCTCCGCTGAACGTCAAGGTCGTGGAGGACGCGAGCGCAATATCATAGACGCTACCGGAGGACCACCCGACGTCGTAATTGGCCGCGCTGACGGTTGTTACGACGACGGTTTCCTTGTAGGTCTTGAGGCCGAGGTCGCCCTGCACCGTTACCGATGAAGCGAAATTAACGCCATTAACATTAGCCGATAACAAGTAATTTGTTCCACCATATGTAGATATGTATATCCCGGATGGAGAGCGTATAGCGTAAGCGTCTTGAACACCACCTAGCAAGGACGCCGCGTCGCCATTGTAAAACTTTGTATTTCCGGCTCTGCGCCATACCATGTAAGGGCCAGACGCTCCATCCAGATAGACCATGTCAGAATATGCCGCGCTCTTAACTTCAAGAGGACCCGTCGGGGACGTTGTCCCCATTCCGATAAATCCCGCACTCTCGATAAATAAAGCGTTGACCGCTGTCCCCCGCGTCTTTGTCCTAAAATACATATCGGCCCCGGTGCTGTTGTATTGGTTGTCTATATAAGTTGCCCCGGTGCTGTCGTCGTATGTTAAAACCAATCCAGCAATCGGGTCTCCGCCTACGATTATTTGCCCGCTATTGCCTTGGTCGTTGAGCCTGGAACCTCCATAAAAAACTGCGGCTCCGGCAAAGGAGTGGGAAGATTTGACCGTCAAAGAGGCCGTCGGGGAAGTGTTGTTTATTGCCACGTTTCCGTCGTTAGCCACATATAGACGATGTTGCGGGTTATTGCTCCCGGTCCTTAATGAAATCCAGTTATTGCCCGCTGAAACACGGCCCCCGCATATTTGGGACTCGTAACCGTCAGTTGTGGAGGACGCGAACCCCCAACAAGCCCCGGACGAGTCCGAGCCTGCGGCGGCGGTTTGTAATTTAGCGGTCCGGTATATGGTCCCCGACGCTCCACCTGTTGAGGTTATAACCAAAGGCAAAGCCGGAGCGATTGCAGGGGTCCCGGCCAAAGCCTCCCCAATGCTTACGGACGACGCAAAGGTTACAAAACCGCTGTTGCTTATTCTCATTCTCTCAACTCTGGTTATTGAACCGTCCGGCGTGGTTTCAAAGCCTATTCTCCCCGGCATATCTGACGCGCCGGGTGTGCCGTCCACCTGCACCCGGATAGCGGCGGCGGAACGGTAACTTGTCCCGTCGGCCCCTCTCCATAAAAAACCGCCGAGGTAATCGTTGGCTAAAACGATAGTATTTGCGTCGCCGCTGGACGAGGCCGACCGTGTTTTCATAAAGTTAAGATAAGGCCCATTCACGGTATTATCGTAGCCTAAAATTGTGGAAGTGTTCGCATTTGATTCCTGAATAACTAGCAGGGGGTATGTGGAAGTCGGAGCGTAGGCGTCGCTATCAATAGTATTCGCGCCTGCGATTATGGTTTGCGACGACCGCATTATTCCAAGAACAGAAGCGGACGACGCGGTAATCTGCTTTGTGGAGTTTATCCCGAGCGTCCCGTCAATGGAGGTCGTGCAGGTCCCGGCGGTTGCGGAGGAGGCGGCGACGCATAATTTGCCGGACAGGGCGCGGACGGCCTTACCCGTTACCGTCGAGGACACAATGCTCGGCGGGGTCATAAGACCGTCAAGCGGAGGGATGGCGCAAAAGGCCATACCCGCGCAGGCAAGAATAAACACCGAGGCGATAACCGCGTTTTTCAGTTTCATCATTTTTCTATCCACCTTTCAAGAGTTGGGCTATATATGCAAAGCGTTTCCGTGTCCGTGGCAAAGTAGACCATCATCGAGGCCGGAGTTTCAGGGCGGGCGTCATAGGTCCCCTCGCCCATTAGGCTATTATCTTCGAGGGACAATCCGCACAAGGCCGCGTCCGAGCGTTTGTCCGTGATAAGGCCGGTTATTATCTCCGTAGTGTTGGCCGGAACTGACACATGAGCAAGGACTATCTCGTAGACGGTCCCGGCTCTTACAGGCTCCGGGGCCACCGGCGACGCGCCCCATTCCCCTTTAACCACTTTCAAATAGGCCGTATTATCCGACGTGTCCACGCCGCAGACTATGGCGTCGATTCGGTTTAGGGCTATGTCCGCCGCGTCAATATCGAGTTGCGTTTCATTCCGCAGGGGGAATGATACGCCCTGCAAGGCCGCAAATTTAAGCCACGCCACGCCCACCTTTACCCGGATAGCCATATCGGCGGGGTCTGCGGCTATGACCTGCAAATGCGTCCCGGCATAGACGCCGGTCGTCCTCATGGCGAGATAGTTTTGGAAGTCCTCGACCCGGTAGTCCTGCTCGCCTGCAAGGGGGAAACATTTGACCGCGAGTTCGCTTGCCATATTAAATTTTCTCCAATTTGACTACGGCCTTGTAATCCTTTTCGTATACCCGCGTCGCGGACGTTACCCGCGCCCCATACTGGACGCCATAGGCCACGATCTTGACCGGCATTATGTCCCCGAGCCCGTAATCTTCGCCATAGGTTAGATTGCCGTCGATGGCGTCCGCGTTGAATTTGGAATCAAACAAGCGTTCCGCCAGCTTTTGCCGTCCGCGCTCCTGTAAAATTGCCTCATACTGCTCGTCGGTGTAGGTGTATTCCGTGGGGTCGCCCTCCACGGTGTAGGTCTTGGTCAGATCGCGGGCGTCCACAAAAAGCTCGCGCCTTGCCGTTCCCGTTGGCTCCGTTTCACCTATCCACGCCGTAACCCATACCCGAGCCGCGCCCTCCCCGGCCCCGGCCACGACGGCCACATTATAATATTTCTGCACGTCCCCCGTCAGGGTTATGTCTTTGAGCGTGTCCGCGTCGTCCGAAAGAACGCCAGCATACCCCGGCTCGGTCTTGCGGCGGTCCACGCCCTTATAAAAGCGCAGGGAAAAGTCAGAATCTACCCGCCAGCCTAAACCCACCGGGCCGCAGACCGCTTTGAACGCCTCAAGGACGCTTCCGCCCGTTACTTGGCTGTCCACTTCCTCGGTAAGCCCTGCGGCCGCGCCTAGCGTCAAGCCCGCGCCCCTGACGTTGTTTGTAAAAATGGTCCGTAAAGACGTTTCCACGACCCCGACCTGCTCCGTTTGCAGGACTACACGCTTTGAAAGGCGATCCCCGGCCATCTTTCCAAAGGCGGCTATTTTCCCGTCGGCCAGTTGGACGGCCTGAATGTCGGCTATGCTGTCCCCGTTCTTTATGGAATAGCCTATTTTCAGCAGGTCAAGATTTGCCTCGTTTGCGACGGCGTGAATCTCCAAATATCCGGGGCCGTTGTAGTCCTCCTGCCAAATAACAGAATCAAAGTTCTCCAATATTCCGATTTTATAAGTATCTGCGTCATAGACAAAAAAAATACCGGAGTTTATGGCTCGGATCGTGGGACTTTGATATATTAAAGGTTTTGGCGGCATAATTATAGCCCCGAGAATATCCCGGCCGGGTGTTGAAAGACGACCTCAAGGTTTGACGCCCCGCTATCCGCATTGAATCCTATGCGGGACTGTCCCACCGGCAAGGAAAAATTCCAGTCTGAATCCTCGTCGATATTGGCGAAAGCGTTTTCCTCTGTGGCGTCCGTATTAATCTTGGTCGCGCCTTTGCTCCCGTAATTGGTGTCGATCACCACGCGCTCGCCGTCGGCCAGCGTTCCAATGTAACGCATTTTTACAAGGGGGTCCGAGCCCACGATGAAAACCTCGAAGTTTGTGGCGGAGCCGCCCCGCGCTGTTATGTCAAAAAGGACGGGCAAGGGCAGGTTTCCCGCGTTCAAGACGAGGACGTATGAAAGGCTGTTTAATACGCTGATATTCCACGGTTCATCGTCGTCGAAGTTTTCAAACAGGCCGGAGCCGTCGCCCTCCACGCTGAAAAGGACGGGAATATCTGCGTAACCCCAAAGGGTGTTATTTACCTGCTCCACCGTCCGCCAGTAGGGCGAGGGGGCTACAAAGACTATTTGATACGTCTGTATACTGCTGACGTTCTCAATAAGCGGGGTTTGAACACATTCCACGTCGACGTAAACCGGGTCCATGCCGGACTGCTCAAGAATGAGCCTGCCGGTAGATTTGGGGACGATGGCGGCTATGAGCGCGGCGCGATCCGTGTCGGGGTCCCTTATGTCGCCGGTAATGGTTATCTGCCTTTGATTTACGGACCTGCCGCCCACGGTAACGCCGTCCTGCTGACTCCCCTGCGTGGTTTTCAGGGCGATGAAGTTTTCGGAAATGCCTTTAAGGTCCGTTACCGGGTATTTGCCGTCGTAAAAAGATATTACGCGGTCCTCTGATTCATAGCGCAAATTGAAAATCACGTTACCCCCCAAAGGGCCATACTGTCCTCGGTTGCCCTGCGTATTTGCGACGGCGACATGGGTTCCGGGGAGTTTATGGTCTGCGTGTAATTATATATGTTGCCCCCACCCGACGGGGACGAGGACGGCGCGGGAATACTGCTTATGGAATTTACGTTTAAGTCTGAATTCGCAGTAGACACGGACGCGCCCATGAGGGCCGCTATTACGGCAAATTTAGCTTGTACCCATGCGATCAAGGCGTCAAACCACGCTTTTAATCCGTCCCATAATCTCAAAACCATGTTGACCCCGGCGTTATACATGATCGTCGGCAAATCGCGTATTCCGTCCACAATGGCCGTTACAAAACGCGCCATTTGCTCCGAGGCCGTGGATATTAGCTTTGAACAGCCGCCGACAAAGCGGTTCCATGAAAGCGTCATTATGTTGCCGATCTGCTCGGGGATCGTGGCGAGGTAGTCTGACACGGTTTTAACGCCAGCTTTGAAGCCGTCCGCCCATGCTTTCATATCCCTTATGCTACCGTCGAGGCGGCTCTTGAGCGCGGCGAACACCGTGGCGCAGTTCGCGCCAAAGTTTGAAAAGTAAGACGCGGAGGCCGTAAGCGCGGCCGGTATGGCGGAAGTCAGCCAGTCTATAATAGACTGAAAGACAAAGTTCGCCACGTCCAGCAGTTCCCCGAAAAACTGGCCTATCGCAGTTACCACATCGCCAATATTGCCAGATAATAGCACGAGGGCCGCTATTAGGGCCGCGATCAGCCCAATGGTCAGGGCTATGGGGTTCGCGCTCATGGCCGTATTTAAAGCCCACTGGCTGACCGTTGCCGCGATCAAGCTGGCGTTCATAACAAGTATGGTCGTCCCGTATGCCGCGAGCCCGGCGGCAAGGGCAAGAACGGCGGCGGCGGTCAGCTTGAACACCGTTACCATGCCGTCCATGCGTTCCTTATTGCCGAGAAAGGCCGCTATGGCCTCCATAATTGAGGTCATAGCCGGTATGAATTCCTGCCCGATCAGTATAACGATCTGCTGGAAAACCCTTTGCATGGTTTCCATAGCGTCATTAAACTGGTCGCCTGCGGCCGCTGATTCCGCGCCCATAACTAAATTAAGATCGTGCGCTTTCTGACGCAGTTTTTCAGTTTCAGCCGAGGACGTGGACAGCGCGGGGGCAAGGTCAAGGTAAGACCGCCCTAAAATGTCCGCGCCTACTGCGGCCCGCTTGCCCTCGTCCGTCATGCCTTGCAGGCCCTTTATAACGGCCTCAAATATCTGCTCGCGGGTTTTGGTCTTTAGATCGGTTACGGATATGCCGAGCGCGGCAAAGCTGGCCGTGGCTTCCTCGTTTCCGTCCCGCGCCGCAAACATTTTGTCGGTAAGTTGTTTCATCCCCATACCGAGGCTTTCCACACTTCCCCCGGTCTGTGAAAGGATATAGTCCCATTCCTGCAAGGCGGTCGTCGACAAGCCCGTCCGCTTGGATAATTCAAAAACGCGCTCGCCCGCGTCTGCGGCCGTGGACGCAAATTTATAGACTGCGGCGGCTACGGTTCCAGCGGCAACAGCGGCCCCGGCAAGCGCGGCCGTAGCCACCTTGACGGAATCACCGAGGGAGGCGATCCCCTTGTCAAATTCGTCCTTATTCAGCAGGACGTCGATTATTATTGACCCGTCGCTCATTTAAGAAGCCTCGCTAATTTTGCGCCGTCCCCTGATTTCAGGGCGGCGGTCAGGTCCGCCGATCTCTTGTCCTGAAACACCGGCAAGGCCCACGCCTTTTTTGCCTCGCGCAGGGCGTCCCGCGCCGCCGGGTTAAGGCCGTCCTCGCTCCGGTTCCGCAGGTCTATAACCTGCCGCAGTATTGACCCCTCGCTCAAACCCGCCAGCAAAGCCGAAAATTTCCACCAATGGAGCCTTGCGGTTGACAAGTCAAGGCCATAGTCTGACATGAAACTCGCGTATATGAGGCCCGCGTCATACCCAAAGTCAAAATCGTTGCGCCTGCTCTTGCGCTGGCCCTGCACGTCCCGGCCGCAGGCTATAAACCACCCTATGCGCTCAAACGCCGCCTTTGTGTCGTGCGGGATCGCCTGAAAAAACATTTTCAGGCTCATATATCCTTTGTGCCGGTCGTATATCCGGGGGTCGCGTTGCAGTTCACAAAACCGCAGGACGACCCGAAAATCTGAATTTATCTTATACGCCTCGCCGGAGATTTCCAATTCCTCCGGCGGGGGCGTCAGCAGTAGGTTACTGCGGAGGCATATACTCGGCAAGGGTGTCGGCATAGGTTTTTGTAATGTCCGCCGTGAGCATGGCGACCAGTTGCATAAGGTTCACGACGCCGATTTTCTTTCCAGCCGATATTTTTGCCACCGCGCCCTCGCCTAAAGCGCGGTCGACAAAAGCCGCCAGCTTGCCCGCGTAGGCGCGTATAACCGCAGGCGACGGGCTTTCCCCGAGGGTCTTGGCCTCCACCTGTAAAGCCTCTGCGGCTTCCAGCATTTCGACCTCGTCCATTAAAACCGGGTAGAGGTTCCCATTTATGGAAACCTCTTGCCCGATCTTTATTTTCAGTTCGCGGGGCATTGGCGTTATTCCCCGAGGACGACGGTCGCCTTATTGGAAAGCCCTTTGCAAAGGTTTCCGGCGGTCAGGACTTTGGCGACGTATATCTCATGGCCGGCGGTCAGGCCGGAGAGTTCCTCGCCGTTTACAAGTTCGGTCCAGCCCGAGGTCAGGTCTTGGTCAAAGACCGGAGCCGACACGCTGGCCGCGCTCTTGTAGACGTAATGATACCCGGAGCCGGGCGTCAGGGGGTAAATGCCGATTATGGTCTTGTCCGTGCCCCCCGCGCTCGAAGTTATTTCCAGTTCGTCCAGCGCGTCAACGGCCGGGATGAATTCCAGCGTTGACACGTTAAACTCGCCGTCGACAAACGTGCCGACGTTGTTCAAAGTGCCTATGACGTGGATCGTGTCCCCGCCCTTGCCCTCAAGGCTGGAAACCTCGACGGCCACCGTGAATTTGCGGGCCTTGTAAAGATTCGCTCCGGCTCCGTCCCGGAACAGTTCCACGCGGATATATTCCAGTTCGGCAAGTGCGCCGATTTTCTGATCGCGGCCCACGAGGTAAAGTTTCATGACTGCGGCCTCGTCGTCTATTAAGTCCGTGTCGAAGTTGAACACCGGCTTATAGGACTTTATGCTGGACGTTTCCGCGCTGTCATTGATGTAGACCTGCGACTTAATCTGCGCCTGCGGTTTCTCGTCGAGGCTGTTGAAACCCGCGCCCATTAAGGACCATACGGGAGAAAGAATCGTCCCGGTGTTGAGGTAATCCGCTATCTCATTCCGCATTTTTTCAGCCATACTTTTACGCTCCTATTCTCCTGTAAGTTAGGGTATAAACCGCAAAAAAGGTTATATCCCCGTTTTCCTGAATACCGGCCATGTCCTGCGGCTGTGCGGTCATTTCCAGCTTTGAGGCTTCCCGGTTGTCCCCGATGTCTAAAGCCTCGATCTCCGCTTTTGTCAGCCCGTCAAAATGGTCCGCTATGTCTTGCAAGGGCTTTGTCGCGGCCAGCGTGGCGTCCTCTCCGTCGCTTGCTTTCACGGTAGACAAGACCATGAAAGAAAACTCGCCCTTAAATTCTCCGGTCGTGCCGTTGACGTAGACCTTTTGCTTATACTGGCCCGCGTTGGCCTTTACCACGAGCCCCTCGGCCCTGCCGCCGCGCTGAAATTCAACGGCCACGTCCTGCGTTATTGCCGCAATTCCCCGTATGTAGTCCGCCACATACTTGATTAACTGGACCTGCTCCACTTCCGGGATTTCCGGCATTGTCAGCCCACCTTAAACGCTCGCTCGGCTACCTTTAGCCAGCGGGCTTTGAAAATTGCCTTTGCTACGTCATACCACCGCCGCGTCGCTAAAGCGTGGGCCTGTATGCTGTGTTTAAACTGGCCGTAATACTGCCGCCTTGCATACGGCGCGGTCCACTTCAAAAAATTGTCGTCCGTGGTATCTGACGGCTTGACGCTATGCTCAAGATCGCCAGTTACGCGGGGAACGTAAGGCGCGGTATCTGCGGCGATCTGACCCTTGAGGGCCAGCTTTCCGCGCCTCTGCGCCGCTGTGAACCGGGATATTATCCGCGCAAAGTCTATGTTCACCTGGACGCTTGACATTTCAAAGACCTTTTACCGCCCGTAAAGTTCCATTATGACCGGCTCCGGCCTGCCGCAAGGGGGGAAGTATACCCGGCTGATCGTGTAAACCGGCCGCGCCGCCGCTATGGCTTGCTTTGTGCTGGCCGGGATCGTGTCCGTTACGGTCCCCTCGCAAAAGAAACTATTCGCCGTAAACTCTGCGGTCGTTGCCACCGTAACCGCCGTCAGGTCTATGACCACTTGCGCCACGTCTTTTGTCGTTATGCCGCGCCGGGCCATGACGTGCTGATAATCCTTTTCAAGAAACACCCCGGCGATCACCGTCCGGCTATATGTGGCCTTGCCGTCCGTTTCCCCGGTATAGGTGTAAAGCGTGATCGTGTGCTGGCGTAGACGCTTGCTTATCATTCGAGCGATTCCCTCAATCGTTCCCCGCAGTAAGTCAGCCCGGCGGCGTCAAGGAAGCCCCGCGCCTGCGCCCGCGCCGCTTTGTCGGCCTCCGCCATGCTCTGCCCGCCGCTGTATGAGTAGGACCCTATACGCTCGCTGTCATACGCCCCGCTGTCTACCTGCGCGAAAAACTCCGTCATAACGCAGGCCGCAGTCTTGAGCGCGGCGAGTTCCGTGGCGGTAAGATCGTCGATCCCGTTCAGCTTCACCACCGGCGACATAAAAGCCGCCGCCTCGCTTCCCCGTTCCGCCAGCCGGTCGAAATCAGCGGACGGAACGGGTTTACCTTTGTAGGTATCAGCGTAATAGGCGGCGGTTATATAGGCCATCTTTCCCCTTTGGAAAGCCTGCTATCAGGCGACCTTGTGGAAATAGATACCCGAGGCCTTGTTCGGATAGCCGTCGGCTATGCCGTAAATCCTGTAAGCGAACACCCACGCGTCGGCGTCCGGGTTCACTTCGGGGGACAGGATTTTCGGGAGCGCGTTTTTGGTAAACTGGCAGACCGCGCTCGGGTGAACGATCATGAAGTTCAGGGCTTTGGCCCCGGAAGTCATGGAGAATCCGCCCGCGCCGCTGGCCGCGAGGTCGACGGAAGTGTAGAAGCGGCCCGAGGGGACCACCACTACGCGCATACCGTCGAACATGGCGAACCTGCGATCAAGGCCCTCTCCGGCGGACACGAGGCGGGTCGCGGCGGACGAGTTCTTGATGGCGGAATAGATCGCGGCGGACATATAGATAATCCGGCCCTCGCTCGGCACTTCCGCGTTTTTCTGCGCGGTAAGGGCGGCGTCGATGGCGGCGATCACGTCCGAGGAAGTCAGGTTTGCGCCGGAGGTCGTCAGCGCACCGGACACCTTGCACAACTGGCTGAACCTGTAAGCGTCGATTTCCGGGGCGACTTTGGTCCTGATGAATTCACCGGCCAGCTTGCCGAAAGCTATGCCGATGGTTTCCTCATTGTCCTGTGAATCGATGGAGAATTTGCGGCCGCGCTCATAGCCCATCGCCAGCGTTTCCCACGTCAGGGTCGCGTCCCCGGCCACATAACCGGACGACCGGCTGTAAGTGGCAAGGCCCTGCAAGGCCAGTTTGGGAACGAGGATTTCGTTGGCGTTCGCGCCCTCGCGAGTGATAGACAGGTCCCCGTCGAGAAGTGCGGTCAGCGACGCTTCCGCATACGCCTCGTCGAGGAGGGGGGCATACCGTTTCGCTAATGCTATGCTATTGCTCATTGTGTTATCTCCTTTAATCCGAGGGCGTTTACTACGCCGCTACGGTAACAGTTACCGTCCAATTCTGCGTTACTTCGTCCGCGCCCGTTACCGCGTAAACTACTGGCGCGGTAAAATTATTCTGCGTGTCGCCGCTGACCTGTACCGTGTTCCCCACCTTTGCGGAGGCTCCGGCGGTAAGCGTGAACGTGGCGACCAGATGGTCAACGTCCGTGAGGGCCGCGACCTCTATGGCTACGGTGTGATTCGTGGCGTTGATCGTGGCCGCGCCGGTCTGCTCCGCCATGCTGAACGCGGTTATATGGTTAGTGGCGGCGGCTTTCGTGATCGTTACGGTCCAGTTCTGCTCGGCCGCGTCCGCGCCGGTTATGGTATAGACCACCGGGGCGGAAAAGTTATTTTCCGTTACGCCGGATTCCTGCGGAACGTCCGATATATCAGCGGAGGCCCCGGCCGTCAGGGAGAACGTCGCTACAAGCGCGGCGGCGTTGGTCCCATGCGGAACGGTAACGGCCACCGTATGCGCGTTGGCGTCTATTACGGCCGCGCCGCCGGTCGGGACGCTGAAAGCGGTAAAGTTGTTTGTCGCGGCGTTGACGACCACGGTTACGGTCCAATCCTGATACGTCAAGTCCTCTGCCGTAACCCGGTAGACGACCGGCGACGTGAAGTTGTTCGCCGTAACCCCGCTGACCTGCGGCGTGGCCCCGACGGCCGCGCTGGCCTCTGCGGATATGGTGAAAGTAGCCACTAGGGCCGATACGTCCGTTCCGTGGGGGACGTGGAGGCTTACGGTGTGCGCGTTGGCGTCTATGGTTTCATCCCCGACCTGACCGGGAACGTCAAAGGCCGTGATGGCCTTGCCAGCGTCTTTCAGGACGGTAACGGTTACGACCCATGCCTGCTCGGAAAGGTCCTTGCCTATGGCTATATAGGTTTTGGGGCTCGTAAAATTATTGGCCGTGGAAGCCGACACCTGCGGCGTCGAACCTATTTTACAGGAGGCGTCGGGGGACATGGTAAACGTAGCCACGAGCGCGGTTACGTTAGAATCGTCCGGCATGGTTACGCCTATGGTATGATTTACGGCGTCGATCACGCTCTGCCCGACCTGATTCGGGATCGTATAGGTGAGGAAGTTTTTCGGGGAGGCCAGCACGGTAACGGTTACTGTCCATTCCTGCTCGACTTCATCCCGGCTTATCACTTTATAGGTAACGGGGGAGGTAAAATCGTTTTCGGTAACTTCCGATTCCTGCTCCGTGGAGCCGACCAATACGGACGCGCCCGCGCTGGCCGTGAATTCCGCCACGAGCGCGGTTACAACGGTTTCCGGTTCCACATTTATCGCTATGGTATGCGCTTCCGCGTCTATCACGGCGTCGCCTACGGCTTCCGGGAAAGTGAAAGCCTCAAAGTCATTTTTCGCTATGGAGATCGTCGCCTCGTCGGACCATTCACCTATTGAGCCGTCGAAAGCTATGCCCCGGCAGACCACAAAGAGGGCGTCGGTTTCCGCGTAAATATCCATGAAGTTGCGCGGGCAGGAAACGGGATCGCCGTAAACGCCGGTTTCGGTCCCCCATTTAAACTCGAAAGACGCTATACCGGAAGCGTTCCCGGCGGTTGCGGTAACGTAATCCGTGGCCTCGGCTACGGTAAGGGCGAGGGTAACTTTGGGGACTGAATAAGCGGCGGGCGTGGTTCTGACTACTGCGCGGGGCTTTCGGGCCATGTTATACGCTCCTGCGGGGTGCCGGTGTGGCCCCCATTGAATTTTTTATTTCGTGGCGGCGGGCTTCAAGCCCATCGCCCTGCGGATCGCGTCGTCGTCGCCACCTTTGGGCGCGTCCTCATGCCGCATACCGCCCGCTTTCTTATCTTCCCCGAAGTCCTCTTTGTTGGCCTCGGTGTATTCCTTGCTCCACTTGTCCGCCTTGAATTTCGGATCGTCAAGGGCGGTCATTAAATCCGCCAGCGCGGCCTTTTCTACGAGTTTGCTTTTGGGTTTCAGGCCCGCCAGTATTTCCTTTGCCGTGTTGGTCTTTTCCGTCAGCTTCACGAAAGCGGCGCGGTCTGCGGCCTCTTTCTCAAATTTGGTTTTCCACTCGTCGGCGGATTTCTTTATCCCCTCTACGTCCAGCTTTTTGAATCCGTCTATGGCCTTTGCGGCCTCCGCGAGTTGGGCGTCGCGCTTGGCGATCTCCCCGTCTTTTTCCCCGATCTGCGCTTTGATGGCCTCTATGCTCTTACCGTGTAAGGCCATTATGGCGTCGATCTGCTCTTTGGTGAAACCCGCTTTTTCCAGTTCTGCCCTTGTCATGGTTCGTTTTCCCCTTTCGAGTTTTTTACGAGGTTCGCCCTCGGTAGGTTTGACGGTGCCGCCGTCCTATAAAAAAAGAGCCCGCTTGATTGTGCCGCGCTATCCGTGCGGCGTTATCAGCGAGCCCATTGCGTTTCGATTCTTGTAGATTTTAGCAGAAGGGCCTTTTCATGTCAAGGGGTATTTTTTATTTCATAAACTCCTCGGATAAGGTTCTATATGCTAATTCTGCGGTTTGTGGGACAACTCCATTTCCACATAATCGCAATCGCTCCACCCTATTTTTACGCACATAAGGTATTCCCAAAATTCGCTTGGGGCTATCATTCCATAATCCTTGGCAAAACGAAATTGAGGCCGTTGTTGATGAGGATATTCCCTCTCTGCACATTTCGCCATCCCCTCTAAACAGCCGTCCCCTTTCCAATCTACTGTGGTCGGAGTCGGCCAAAATGTATAATCTTTGCCGCGTATGTTCTGCGCCACATTCAGCCGCCGTAAACAATCCTGCGATAACTGTGTAACCCAATTCCGCCAAGTCGTGGCAGACGTTTTTAAACCCCAGGGTAAGATGTCCTCTGACATTCTCAAAGAAGCATTGTCTTGGTCGAATAATCCGAATTGCCCTTTGAATAAAGGGCCATAAGTGTCGGGGGTCGTCCTCTCCTTTTCTTTCCCCTGCGTAACTGAATGGCTGACATGGGTATCCCGCAGAGAAGATGTCCACCAATCCGTGAAATTCTTCGCATGGGAAGGTCTTAATATCCGACCAAATAGGTGCGACATCCAAGTATCCTTTTTCCATTTTACTGATGAGATTGGCTTGAGCATACCCCTCAAGCTCACTATATGCGATTGTTCGCAATCTTTTTCCAAAGACTCTTTTGAGGCCAAGTCCAATACCGGCATATCCGGCGCACCACTCGATGAGATTAATTGTTTCGGAATTATCCACATACATTTTCCCCTCCTAAAAGACTAGGCCCTCCCTGGTGCATTACTCCCAGTTCGGGCCATTAAATTAAAACGCCGGTAATGCTCGGCTTTTTGCTACTTAAAAAATTATACCATATTTTAAGCTGCGTTGCAGTAAATCCGTTCCCACCTGCGGAGCGCGATACCGCCGAGGTCCTCAATATCCAGCCCGTAATCCTTTTTCAGTTGCCGCGCCTGCCCGTTCAATTTCCGCATGAGCGCATAGTCCGCGCCCGCGCCTTTCCTGACCTCGCTCAAGATAGTCTCGCCCTTGCTGATGTAGTCAAGCGTAGCCTGCTCCGCGTCCATGATTCAGCCCTCCCGCGTAACGGTGTATTTTTTACCGCCCGCCATCTTTTCAATTTTCGGCAAGTCCTCAAAGCATAGGCCGTAATTATGTTTCAGCCTATGCGCGACCGCGATCAGGTCCGCCATGTATTCCATATCTTTAAGCGGACCCTTGCCCCACTCATTTAGGATTTCAGCCTGAACGGCTACAAACTTGAGCGCGGCCCGACAATACTCCGCACCCATGCGCTCGGCTATGGGAGCGCAGGCGATCACCGAGGCCTCGCAGGGCGCGGGCCTACCTGTTCACGCGGGTAAAGCCGGGCGAGGTCTACGCCGGTTTCCGTGGCCGTGTCTTTTAAATGGTCCCGCATTTTCTTTTGCCACTCCGCGACCTTTGCGTCCGCCGCGCTTGTGTCCTGGCCGCCAGCGTCAAGCGTGTCGCTCTCCCGCTTCCAGTCCCGGATATTGCGCTCGATGTATCTCTGTTGCTGTTCGGCCTCATATACGGCGGGGTCGTAATCCTCTACATCCTGCTGTGGCGGCTCGCTTATGTCGTCCGCATAGCAGTAGAAATCATGACGGCAGTTTATACCCTTGAGGCCGTCTACCTCTCCGTAACCGCAAACGCTGGCGAGTTCTTCCTCTGTATAAATCCCGCCCTGCCATTCCGCATGATCGGGGCGGCTGTCCGCGTGTTCCGTAACCCTGAATTTTTCAATGCCCGCCTCGCGCCCGGCTTCCAACGTCATAATGCCGGTCATTTCCTGCAAGGCCGTCCGTATGGCACCCCGGACTGCGCCCTCAATGGAAACAGACCGCCCGCTTTCATAATCAAAGGCGTTGACGCCAGCCTTTGCAAAGCGGCCCACGGCGCGGGCTACGGCTTCCTCCGTGGTATGTTTACCGCTGGCGACGCTCAAATAAGCCTCGTCAAGGTATTTGTTAAGTGCCTTTGTGGCCTGCTTTGCCGTGGTCTTTGTAACCTGCGTTATGGCCTCGGCTATGGCCTGCTCGGCAGTCTTTACGGCTTTATGGTTGCGGGGCTTTTTCATTTCTCTATTACGGGGGGCTTGATACCGGCGGATTTTATAATCTTGATTTCTGCGGCAAGGTTTAGCGTGGCCGCTTCCTGCATGGTCCCCGCGATCTGCTTACGGGCCTTTACCGTGGCCTGCCGGAGTATAGCGTTGACTGCGGCGCGGCTCTCGCCCAATATGCGTAATTTCACCTGCGGCCATTGGTCCGCCGGTGTGTCATACTTGGCGGCGGCGATCCGGCGGGCGATGTCCTTTTGGATTTCCACCTGCGCGGCGCGGAAGATCGCCACCGTGGGCTCGGGAGCCTGTCTTATATAGCGGCCGGAAAGCATTACCGCGCCGCCTTTTTTTGGACCCGGAAATAATTCTTAAAGTTTTGATAACATTTCATAGCTTATAGTTATAGCATATTGGGAATAATTACGCTGTATTGTGATCGGTGTTTGATTGTGCTGTTATCTCTCTTTCGGATTATATCCATGTCTTGTAGGGTAGTGCTATCCATCAGCCATGTATGCGCTATGGATGGCTGACCCCAGGGACCCATGCCTGACCCATGTTTTCACCATAGGCAAAATGCGCGTGAAAACTTTTTGAAATGGCCGGTTTAATCCATGCGCTATCCATCAGCTATCCATCCCTGACCCATCAGCCACCCATCCCCGCGCATACAATACAATAACAGCCGCCGAATTCGTGAATATAAATATAAAGACTTACGGCCTGCGGCGCGTCATGGCCCGCAGGAAGCCGGACAGCGCGGACGCCAGCCCTTTCTTTACCGCTTTAACCGGAGCCGCCGCAAGGGCCGCGCCTGTGAACGCCGCCGTCGGCTTGGTGTAAGGGGCCTGCGCCAAATGCGCGAGCGCGGTTTCACGCTGGACCTTTGCGCTATGGGGTTCCTTGTTCATGGTTTTTATGCCTCCGTCCGATGTTTTATACAAAACTTTGTAGGAAACGCGCTTGCGGACCCTATTTTGCTGGCTTCTTGCCCGCGCCTGGCTTCATGTCCCAGGCCCCGCCGGTCCCGGCCGTGTCGTCCTCTCCGCTGGCGTCCGAGGCAATCTCCCCGGTTGCGGCCCGCGCCGTGGCTTCATCTTCCCCGAGGAATTCTACGCGGTATTCCCACGCCTGCCGTATGCCCGCGTTTATTTCCATGATGAAATCGGCCTTGCGCTTGGCCTTGTCCTCTATGATGGAATCGTCCATCGTTACGGATATTTCACCGGGGGCCTTTACGCCTTTAAGGGCCGCTATGGCCGCGATCATGTCCGCCAAAGCGTCCCGCAGGCCGAGGTTATGCTTTTGCACGTTCTGATAAAGCGCGGACTTTTCGCTGATAACCTGCGTCGCGGTCTGTATGGTCCCCTGCGCGTATTTGAACCTGTCCGCGCCGAGCCCGCATTTATCCGAGAACCGGCTTAAACAGTCCTCAAGCGCGGCGATGTGTTCCGTGGCGCGGATCGTGGGCTGTGTAACCTGTATTTTGTTGTCCTTGTTCTCATCGGCCTGCCCCTCAAAGACGTAAAACAGAACGTCGTTAGGGTCAAAGACGGGTTTCTTGCTCCCGTCCGCGACCTGCTGGACCGTGGCGTATTTCATGGGGACATACGCCCGCGTCTTGCCGAGGAGCATATCATTTACGAGGCCGTCAAAGGCTATGTCGACGCCTTTGGCTTGGTCGAGCGCGTTGGCGAAAACGCTGATACCCAAAGGCTGACGCAGGTCAATGTTATTGACGATGTTCGGCTTCACGATCTGGAACAGCTTCGCCGGGCTTTTGACTTCTTCCGCCACGCCGTCGGGCAGGGCTATTTCCTTACCCTTTTCGTCGATCATCTTGTTTTGGACAAGGCCCTTGCGGTGAACCTGTATGTAATACCCGCCCTTACGCTCGGAGGCAAAGGCGCATTCGGTTATTTCCCCGTTCTCCACGGTCAGGGGGAATATCATATCGGCTTGGACGTAATCAATTACGACCGCGCCGTCCGAGTCCAGCCATTCCACAAAGGCCCCGGTCCCGAGGGCGAAAGCCTTTTCGATCAACTGATTGCCGCGTGAATAGAATTTATTGGCGTTCAGGGTTTCCGCGAGCATGACCTGAAACTTTTTGTTTTCAGTGGTCAGGATAACGCGCTCGTTCAAAAGCAGGTTCGCCCATTCCTCGGCGGCTTTCTTGCACATACCTAATTGATACCGGGTTCGCTCTATGCGCTTTATGCCGGTGAACACCCGGTATTTGTGGAAACTCTCGACGTGGCCCCTATACCATTCAGCCCAACGGGCTATGCGCTCATAGTAAGCGCGGTCAAGGACTGCGCCCTGCGTTTTCAGATATTTCAGTATGGCTTCCATGTGGTTAAACCTCCGCGATTAATTGTTCCGCGACCGGCTCAAGGGCGTATTCCGCCGCGTCCAAAACGTCAATATTCACCGTCCCGTCGTCCAGCCGTTCATCTTTGTCTATGCGCTTATCCCATACGGCCTGTTGAAATGCCTCGATGGTCTTTACACAATGGCGCAGGATTCTAAAACGGTTGCGCCCGATCAGCAGGTTTATAAGGTGTATGCGGCCGGTAATGGGGCCTTTCTTTGCGTTGCGGATATTCAAAACGATCTTCGCCTTGAAAGCGGCGTCCTCAAGCCCCGCCTTTAATGTCTGCTCCGCGCTGTCGACGTATGCCTCGTAAACCTTATAGACCGCCATTTGCTTTTTGACAAATTCACAAAAGCGGGCGTTCAAAACCTCGGGCGTCTTTATCCCGGTAACGTGTTCCTCGTCGATGATAACCGGGCCTTGCTTTGTAAAGCCCACGGCTGAAAACGCGTCGCCGCTTTTATTGCCGCCAAAGTCTACGCCAATATTAACATATTTTATGCTGGCCGGGTCTATCTTGTCAACGACTACGCGCTCCGGCGTGGCCGCTATTACCGGGTAGATAACGCCCTCGGCCTGACACCATAGCCCGTCGATGAACCGCTTGTAATAGACGGTCCCCGCATATTCCTTTTTGATGTTCTCTATGTAGTCCCGGCCGAGGAATATATTATCTTCCAGCAGGAAACGATGGACGGCCTTATCGAGGCCCGGCTTGTCTATGATGTCGGTTTTAACGTAATTCTTTGGATGGTCGGGGTTGCAGGTTCCAGTAAGGCCCGCGCCTACTTCGGACAAGCGGCCTAAAAGCATGGTAATAAACGACGGCGGGTAAAGCGCGATCTCGTCGCAATAGGCGTTTTTGTATGTGCCGCCCTGTATCTTGGTTTCCGCCTGTATGTCATTCGCGCCCTCAAGTTCTACCTCGTGGCCGAACAGTATGCCGGTCTTTGTGGTAACGGAAAATTTAAAATTTGCCTTGCCGACCATCTTTTGCAAAACGGTCAAACAGTTGCGCCGGTTCGCCGTCATGGTCTTGCCTGTAATCAGAAACACGCAATCACGCGGCGCGGGGGCCACGGTCTTGATCGCCCATTTCAAAAGCGAAACCTTGCTTTTGCCCGAGCGTATGGACCCCTCAAGTAAATTGATACGGCGATCCGGGGCTTTCCAATATGCAAGCTGTTTCGGGGATAGGCTAAACGCGGGCTTTGCTGGCTCCACTACTGGCGCGGGCGCGGTCATGCGCCGACCCCTTTCAGGTATGCCAGCACGTCCGGCAGGTTGCCGCTATCCTTACCCTCGTCGTCTTTCAGCAGTTTGAGAATACGGGCGGCGAGATCGTGCGCTTTGTTCTTGTCCCAAAGGCGGATTTTCTTGATATACCGACAGGGGACCATTTCGCCCTTTTCATTCAGGACCATGCCGTCGTCGTAGTCAATGCCGGATATGCAGGCCGCTACTTCCTCCGGCAGTTTATGAATGGGGATAAACTCTCCGCGCTCGTCGTAAAGCCTTTGCAAATTGGAATAGGCGAGCCGCCCGATTTCTTTACATAGGCGGTCAGCAGAAAGCCCGGCGGCTTCCTCCGCAGGAGTAAGCAGGCGTTTGATTTCGGCCTGAATACTTGCTTTTAATAGCAATCTTGGCCCGAGGTTATTGGCTGATTTTTGGGAATATCCGGCGCGGATCGCGGCCTGCGTTCCGTTATAGTCTTTGATGTATTCTCTACAAAAGGCAAGCTGTTTCGGATTTAACGGTCGGGCCATGCTATCATTATAATAGATAGCACTTGACGCCGCAAGGGGGGATTATTTTGCGCTCTGGTGCTTTTGACCGTATCTTATTGCTCGGAGGATGGCATATTTGACCTCTATGCGGAGTATTTCTTTCTCCGTGAACGCGAGGTCGAGTTCATCGTTGACGTATCTGGTCACTTCTGCGGCTCTGCGTTCTGCGTATCTTTCAAGCGGCCACTTATGGGAAGCGAGGCCCTCGAATCCTTTAGGCCTTTGTATGTTCGGCATATTTCATTCCTTTACCTCAACGACCGTGTTTTCCGCGCCCTTAACGTAGCGCACATTATCCCACCGCAGGCGGCAGGCCTGCCAAAAGACCTCGAACAGTTCCACCGGGACGCAGGGCGCAAACTCGGCTATTTTCTTATAGCCCCTTGCCCTGTAAATCGCTGTTTTACCGGACTTTTTTTTTGCGTTATTCATTTCCATTTGTCCTCAATGCCGATTAGTCTTGCCAGCTCTTTTTCTACGGCTGGGAAACCGCCGTTGAAATATGACATACAAAGTCTGTTAGCTAATTCATCTATGTTTCTATCTAGCATTGTTTTCGTCATAACTAGCTCATTGGCTATTGAATATTTTATCATCGCGGCCTCGCAGAACGGCTTTGATAATACGTCTTCTAGGGTGTAGGCGGGGGATATATTTGTGGCTTCGCAAGTCATAGTTAAGTCATATTTGTCCGCTTCTCCGGGGAAACTGTAAATGCCTATTCCCCACCCTATTTTATCCATCGGCTCCGGCGCGTCCTCCCCCAAGAACTTCTTTAACGCCTTGCTCAACTCGTAATTAGTGTGTGTCATTTCTTGTCCTCCAGTGTGTTCAGGTATGCTCTGGCTTTGGATTCGGCTTCGGCGTAGGTTTTGCCTTTTCCCTTTTCTCTAAAACACCCAAACTCTATAACCCAATAATGTTCTCTGCTTAAATATCCTTCAACTTTTGCCGTAAGCAAAGAATTAAAACCCTTCCTATCAGCCAGCACCGCCGCGCAGTCCCCGCAGTAAAGGACGCCGCGATCTGTGCGGTAGAATTCAAACGCCTTGAGGCCGGGGTCTGCCGTGAGTTCTTCGAGGGTCATATTTTGCCCTCTGCTCTTTTAATGGCGTCCGTTATTTCTTCGTAATCTTCCCTGTCCGCCCCGGTCTGTTTTAGTTGGCGGACGGCCTCTTTACAGGCCAATAAAAGAATGGGCGCGGAGGCGGTTAATGTGTCATGCTTCATGCTAAAATGCCGCATAATTCTAAATCCAGCCTCAACGATCTGCCGTGCTCGCTCTCTTGATACGCGCTGTTCTTTGCCTATTTCTGTAAAACTAAGCCCACGCCCCCGCAGATAAGCGCAATTCATTCTTCGCTCTGCTCTATTCCTTTCGTTAATTGTTGGGTATCTCATAATTCCCCCCTCCGAGCCCTCGCGGTCCTAATGAACACGCGCAGGATAGCGACCGCCACCTTGCGCCATAATGGGATAAACGCCTCGGGCTTTTTGGTGTTGCCACAAGCCGGGCATTTCTCCGGTATCTTGCCGCAGACGGTCATTTGAAAATGACACAAGGGACATTCCGCGATCATATCCGCACCCTCAAGCCCGCCGCTATGAGGTCCCGCATTACTTGGACTATGGGGACCTGCCGGGCCTCCGCTATGGCCCGTACTTCCGCCAGCATATCCGGGCGCAAGCGCAAAAGGAACGCGTCGCGCTTAATGGCTTTTCTCTTTTTCATTTTATTTAACCTCCGTGAATTTACCATCTTTCAGGGTGTACCATGTTTCTGCTTTGATTTTCTTTCCGTCCACGCGAACAGATTTAACCGCTACCCTGTGCCATTTATCTGAACATTTCCACTCGGCGCAGGTTAAGAACGCGCCTTTAATGCCTTTAACTTTTGATTCAATTCCCAAAGCAATGGCGCAAGATTCCTCGCCCGTCGCGCTGGCCGCGCCCTGATAACCCGTCGCGCTGGCCGCGCCCTGATCGCCCGTCGCGCTGGCCGCGCCCTGATCGCCCGTCGCGCTGGCCGCGCCCCTTGTGCCCGTCGCGCTGGCCGCGCCCTGATCGCCCGTCGCGCTGGCCGCGCCCTGACAACCCGTCGCGCTGGCCGCGCCCTGATAACCCGTCGCGCTGGCCGCGCCCCTTGTGCCCGTCGCGCTGGCCGCGCCCTGATCGCCCGTCGCGCTGGCCGCGCCCCTTGTGCCCGTCGCGCTGGCCGCGCCCTGATCGCCCGTCGCGCTTTTTTCCGTGGTCCATTTGGCGCGGTCAAAAACAAACTTAACCGCGCCCTGTATATATGCGCTCAATGATATTTCAGCACCTATCTTAAGCGTGGAGCAGGCGACTTTTGTGTCGTCGCTGTGTTTATCCAAGGTTCCCGCCCCCTCTACTTCCGCAAAGCGATTTCCTGCGGGCGGATAATATGAGAAAACATCAAGCGGGTGTTCGCAAAAGTGAAAGCCGGACGAACACGCCTTAACGGGTCCGTCGTGCTTAAACTCCGATTCCGGCTTATACTGGAAGCCGTTGCATTTGAAATCCTTATCGAAACCCTTAAAACCCTTTATTGATTTTTCCATTTTGTTTTTTCTCCCTCTCGCGCTTGGCGAGTTCTATATCGAGGTCAGCATTGGCCTTTACCGCGCATGGCTCGCAGTAGCCATGAGATTTAAGGCCGTCGGGTTTGCCATCATCCCCGTAGACTACTTGGCAGACACAACAGACTTTTTGCATAATGCCCCCTTAAATGCCAGCCTGCCTTGCCTTGCGCCGGGCGATCCGTTCCTCTTTGCGCTTCTTGGCTATGGCGGCGGCTTCAATGGCGACCGCACGTTCAAAGCAGGCGACCGCGCTTATCTGAAAGCGGGACCGCTTGCCTTTAAGCCTGAATGTCAGGACATGGGAGCCGATCTCAACGATCAACGGCCTGCCCCGGTATTGTGCGCCCAATTCGCGCCGGACTGTTTTACCGCTTATAAGGACGGTCATATTAGCGGCCCTCGGCTTTGTCTATGGCTTGTTTGGCGTGAGCGATAGCCGAAAACATTTGGCCTTTATATGTGCCGTTTTCATGCACGTCTACAATTCGCTGTAAAGCCTCATACATATCTATCGCGGCTGATAATATGCGGGCATTGGCCGAAGCCTCCGGCATTTCTTGGCGTTCAAATTCGCTTTGAAACGGCAGGCGGCAGACATAATCGCCACGGTCCAATTTTTCAGCGTTTTTGATTTCGCCGTAATCCGTAACTACCCACGGCCCCGGAGTATGCTTTGCTTTTTCGTTTTTCATATACTTTACCGTCCTTGCCACCGTAACGCCGTGGCCGCGTCTTACTGATATATATATTGTATCAGTCCGATATCACTCTGTCAAGGGCTATTTGGACGGTTAAAAAGATTTCCCTTGACAGCATAGAAAAATCCTTTACAAGTCAAGGGGCAGTAGCGGGTCAGGCTCCGGCGGCGGCTTTGGCTCATAGACCTTGCACCCTACGTCGACCGTCGTTACCGGAACCGGCTTAACCTCCCCGCCTTTCTTTTCAGCCCACCACCCGCACCCGCAGGGGAACACAAGCCCGCCCACGCGGACAAAGCGGCAGGTCCAGCAGGATTTATTATTTTCCATATTAAAAAAGTTTCAACTGCGCCCGTTCCGCGTCTATGCGGGCC